ATGAACCTGCCTTACCATATAGTTCTCTACGACGCGTATCATTGTCTTTTAATAGAGCTGGTAATGTAACAAATATGTCAAATAGTTTAACAATCTTCTCTGATGTAGCCTGATTTGGATTAGGATATCCAACAGCAACGTGACCGCCTGCACATCTTAAATTTGTATTATTAGATGGTGGGTTATTAGCACGTCTATCATACACATTATAATCTGGCTCACAACCAAATGTTCGTGCTTGCTTTGATTTCAAATAAATTGGATTAATCATAGCACTTACTGACTTATTCAATGTGTAACCATTTGCTTGTGCTAAAACAGTTAAGTAATCCTGCACATACTGATGATGATCAACCCATTCTTCTGATGTCAAACATGGTGGAATATTATACTCAAACATAATACCATCTTCTTGAATCATATGACCATCATCTGTAATAGGTGTTGGTTTTTGTTTGGTACCTCCAGTTAATCCTTCTGCAGATACAATTTCATTTTCATCCTGAATAAAAATCTCAGGATCTGACCCTAGTGTTACGTTGTATTTGTTCATTTTGTTACAATTTTAGTACATTTTTTATTAATTTTAAACACATTTGTTTTGTTTCTTCAGGACAATTCTCAAACTCAGGATGACCTTGAATACATAGTGAATTGCTATTTGTATAATATACAATCTCACATTCTAAGAAATTCTTTGGTAAAACTTTCTCTTTATCATCACCATCTAAGTATGTATCACTTAAATAATATTTAGATGCTGCGAGAATATTATAGTCTTGCTCACTTAATTTATAAGGAAACATCATTTGATGATGAGTTGAAGTAATATCATAAACATTACCGTTTCTAAGAAGTTCAATTGGATGAGATGAGCCATGATTTGTAACATGTTGAATCAATCCACCACCTGAAGCTACTGTTAGAAACTGAGCACCTCTACAAATTCCTAATTTTGGAATTTTATGGCTAAACCTGTGAAACATATAATCAAGCTCAAAATCATCACGATTATCATTAGTATAAGTATGACTACCTTTATTCTCATTATATAATGATGGCTTAACATCTTCACCTCCTGCAAATAACATTAAATCAATATTTTCATCTTGATAATTAGATGCACTAACTACTGTAACATCGTAATCTAATTTTAAGAAATTAATGTAATTAGATGGTGTTGCATTTGTATTAATTAATACGTTTATTTTCTTTTTATTTTTTTCCATTTTTAGTTTAGTAAATCATTAATAACATTTCTTGCGACTTCGCAGTTAAATTCTTCTGGATGATATTGAAATCCCCATATTGGTAATACAGTATGCTTAAAGATTTCAACGGTTGTAGCAGCCATCTCAGTAGCTAATACAATACCTTTTTTATCATACTTTCTCCACGGTCTTACAGAGTCTAGATTTGAATAACAACCTTCATAGACTTCTGAATAAGCAATAACTTCTAAATCATCACCTAATTTATCTACAGATTGATGATGCATTGAATTTACAAAATGAAACCCATCATTGTCTACAAATTGAATCTCTTGATCTGCAGAAGATCTGCTACCACCTTGTTGGTGACCAATGATATGTTGATTCAATGTACCACCAAACCAAGTATTTAATCGTTGCATACCTCTACAGATACCCACGATTGGTTTACCTGCACGAATGAACTTTGGTAATAACATATCATCTAAATATTCATAATGCTGATTACCTCTACCTGTCATAACTCCTGGTGCTTGACCATATGTTTGCACATATACATCTGCACCGCCTGGTAATACAAGTAAATCAATCTCATTCTCAATGTTGTCCAAATTGTCTAATGTTGAAATTAATCTAACATTACCGAACTGACTTAAAAACTGCATATAAGGAAATGTTTGACCCACTCTGTTGTCAAAACAATCTGCATATACACCAATAACTTTAGTTTTTTTTCTCATTGTATTTTTTTGTTAGTAATTTTGGTAATTCTATTTTATATTTTTCTAATGTCATTTCGCCAAATGAAGGAGCTGAATTAATTTCTACAACAATAAAGTCTGGAAACTCTCTGTCTTCTCCATTTGAATTGGTATTATTTTGAACTCTTAAATCACAAGCTCCAAAATCAAGCTTACAACCTTTTAATGCTCTAACACAATTGTCCATAATTGCTTTCCAATTGTTTGGTTTATCAAAGAGATCGTTCTCTTCCAAAATCCATACACAATTATCATCATGTCTTTGCCAAGAATTAGGATGCTCTTTAAACTCTTGTTTAAGCATCTTTCTACATGAATAGAAGCAACCATCTTGTGTGACATGCAATCTATATTCTTTGTTATAGTTGTAATACTTCTCAAAGATATAGTTTGTTAACTTCTTATCAACTAGCCAAGAACTCAATTCTTTCTGTGATTTAATTAAGGTATTACCTGTACCTCTGCTACCATAAATATGTTTGGCAACCATTGGATACTCCATATCTGATGGTGGAATACAATAATCTTCACTTTCTGTTAAGATACTTCTATCTTGAAAATATTCACCATTAAAAAGATACCAATCAGCTGTTTGCACACCTTCTTGACTAAAACATTCTTTCATTTTAAACTTATTAGAACTATTTCTAATAGCTTCTTTTGAATTCAATTCAATCCTTGTACCATTTAGTGTAGCAGTGTCAGTTAAGTCCGTTAGAGAGCCTAATCTGATTACTGATCTAAATGGTAACTTCTCTAGTTGATATCTCAATTGAGAATGACTAGGATGTCTGCTTCTAATCATAGGTCTAAAATTACCTTTTAGCTTTTTTTGAAGCATTAATTTTCTATTTTTAGTTTGTAATACTCTCATACTATTCCGTTCCATATCTAGCTGTTAATAATTTATCATCATTAAATGACATTTTATGTTTTTTCCAATCACCTGATTCAATTTTATAAGCTGTGTTTGTTCCACAATTAAAAACGTATGTATAACATTCTCCATATGGACTATCAATTACAATTCTATTATAATAGTTATCAGTACAGTCTTCCTCATAACCTTCCAATCTGTCAAGGCTATGCAATACTTCTTTTTCTATAGCATATACTTCCATTTTTACAGAAGTAGATCCATTTTCTTTCAATGCTGGATAAGAACCTAATGAGTATAAATCATATACAGGTTCTGTATCAAATTCTCCTATAAATTTAGAAGTTAATAGGAAATGATGATTGTGTAAATCTTGTCGTAAAGACCCATACACAGCAACTAAATCATGATCCTCAATCTTACTTGTTTTTGTATTAAAATACGATGTTTTCATTTTAAAATGGTAATTTTATTGCATTTAATAAATATTCTTTTGCCACTACAGCTCCGTGATTCTTAACTAAATCACTAAAATCTTTTGATTTGTATACGTCATCAATTTCTATTTGAATAAAACCATACTCATCAGCTAACTTGTTGCCAAATTGTCTACCCCAATTCTGATCTTTATCATAATCATTATCATATAGTAGAAATAATGTATCAAATCTAGCACGTAATTGCTCTACAATATGATCTTTTGGTCTAGCAGCCTCTGTTTGTAAACTGATAGCTGGTAATCCACATACATCATGTATAGACATAACATCTTTTAATGATTTAGTAATAATCAATATCTCACCATTCTTTGGTAGTTGTTCCCAACCTTGCCACACTGATTCATTGTGATTATTTAACCATTTGTAATTAGGATTACTTGGTTGATAAATTTTGTATGTTTCAACACCATCTTTAAATTCTTTAAAACAATATGCATTTTTATCAGCAGGAATAATCTTCTCACCAATGAATACATGACTTATTGGCTCTACATTATACTTTAACAAAGTATCTTTTATAATAGAATATTGATTCCAAAATGATACATCTTGTAAAGACCAAGCTCTTGATTTCTTTCTTAGCTTATGTGTATTTAAATCAGAAATAATATCTTCTCTTGTTTTAGTATAAGGTGTTGTATTAACATTTGTTCTAAATGTATTCTTGATATAAAATTCATCTTGTAGATTAGCATCTAGTGCAATCTTGCTTAATGCTTCAAAATATGTCAAGCCAAACTTCATTTGTACAAATTTTATACAATCGCCTGAACCTAATACAAAATCTTTGAAACATAGCTCGTGGTTTTCACCTATGAAAAAGCCAAATGATGGTTTTTCATCAGTCCTTAATGGAGATTTCATATTACCTTTAGTAGTAATATCTTGGTCCATATACATTCTGTATATCTCCAAATCTGTTATATATTGGAATAATAGTTCTTTTGTAACTGTTTTTTTATTTAAATTAATTGTCATGTTTCATAATATTTATTTTAGTTAATAATTGTTACTAGTGGGGGATTCGAACCCCCATATTTTACTAGATTCCCAATAATCTTTTGGGTAGTAAACGTGATTGCCATTTACACTAACTAGTATCCCCTAGAATTTCTACGCATAGAAACTAGGAAGTTATATTACAACCAACTTGTAGTAGGTGTACCTGTACCATTACTTTGTAAAACAACTGGTGCTTGGACATCATCTTCTACAACTCTTTCCATCAAATCATTGTATTGTGGTTTAGATGGATTAGAAGTTTGACGTAAGCGAGATGGACTAGCACCTGCTTCCTCGATGAAATCAAAGTTTTTGTAAATACCTAAATATTTTTTAGGTGAACCCATTGTTCCATAAGTTACAAAGACGTTTACTCGTTTGTTACCTGCATTTTGTGCAGTTAACTTCATACAAACATCTACTGCTTCTTTTGCAGACCCTACTGCTGGAAACTCATAATCTTTACCAAGAACAGATCTCGCAATAGATAATACTTTACCAACTGAAAGTTTAGCTAAACTCTCGTTTTTAGTATCATCAAATTGAGGATTTGCTGTTGGATAATAAATACCCATATTCACTTGTGCTTTATTCTCGTCTGTGAAAATTACTTTGTAATCTGGCGCATTATCTGCCATATCAGCTGTTTTCTTCTCGACAGAAATTGAAACATTCTCAACTTTTCCCGCTTCTCCATTATTAAAAATCACTACGCTTTGTGATTTAAACTCATCTCCATTTAAATTAAAATTGCTCATATTTATTATTTTTTAAAAATTATTATTTGGCTTATATCTACTTTTTATAGAAGTATAACTATTCTTTTAAGAAAATTTGTGACCAATCTACTGTTATATTACCTGCATCATCTGATTCAATTAATGTAACTTTTTTATTTTTTAGATGTTCACTTCTTGAACCGCAGATAATTGATTCGGAAGGTGCAAAGTTTACAATAGTTTGATTCTCATCTCTATACATGTAACCAATTGCGTCAACTTGTGAACATAAAATAGATGCTGATTTACCAATCAAATCTAAACCACGTTCAGTCATTTCTTTACCTTCTTTTTCTACCAATTTATCTTTCAGGTGACCAAGAATAATCAATGTATCAAAACATTGTTCTAACTCCTCAAGTACTAACCATAGGGCTTGGCGAGTATATTGATAACCTGCACCATTGGGCAATGTAAGCACGTTATCACTTTGGAAGTTTCTACCCATAGCAGTTTGTTTGTATAATGATACAGCAATGGGCATTACCATATCTTCTAACATACTGATGGTGTCAATAGCTCCGTATTTATAAACAAATCCATTGTTTTCTTTATTGGAACTCTTCAATTTATCAATAATCTGCTTTAACACAGATATTGGTGTTTCGTTGTTTGCTCTTGATATTTCCAAAATATCAATCTTTACAGCATCGACATAAGAAGAACCACCTTCTAAGTCTAATATTAAACAATTTTCTAGATTACTCAAAGCTGTGGTTTTACCAACCTTTGGTTTACCAAAAATAATAATCTTTTTTGGATTAATCCTTGTAGCTTTAACTTTTTTTAAGGGTAATTCTATCATAATACTATAATAACGTATTTAACGTCATATCTAAATTTGTAAATTGTGAATTAAGATTATAATTTCTTATAAAACCATAGTTAACATAAGATGAAAGGCCTCTAATATTATGTTTTCTTATGTTAGGACACATACTAAAACAAAAATATTTTTCTTCTTTATCTTTTAGTCTAATTTCTTCGTTTAATAAAAATAAATAAAACTCTTGCACAGGTTTTTCAGGAAAATAACATTTACATATTTTAATAAAATCATCTAAACTTCTATATTTTGAAGCAACACATTGTTGTGTTCCATTTTTATAGTAAGTTGTAGGTGCATATTTAAAAGCTGTTGTTACAACCTCATTTTCAATTTTTTGAGCATATAATGTATAATATATATCTTCAATAGATTCTATCTTTTCATTACTGTCAAATTTCATTTTACGAGTTTTATTATAGTATTCATCTAACTTTTCAATACTATCAACGTCTGTTTTTTTCATTTAGTTTCTTATTGTTTTTATAAATTCGTGTACATTTTTGATAGCTTGTGAATCTGTAGGCAATGGTAATTCTTTGAAATAATTTACTGCGCCATCAAAATACAATGGACAGATTGTACCACCACCACCTTCACGACCACCTAAAATCTCTAAGAATCGTATATTATCTTTAAACACTGTAATATCATAACCTAAATAGTCAGGTATCTCGTGTCTAAATGGACTAAATAAGCCTATAATATAATCAAAATCTCGCTGTGTTGTTTTATTATCAGCGAGACCATCAAGAGAAGGTTTTAGTTTGTTATACTTTTTATTCTCAATGCTTTCTTGCGAACTCATTTGTTGTTGGATAGCTATTGGTATGTATTTGAATCTATTTCTTAACTTAACGAAATAGTCTGAACTCAATTTACCTATGGTTTCGTGTAAACTCATAGCCATACCATTATCAGGATTTTTCTCAACAGTTAATAAACTAATATGATCTACGATTATAAAGACATATTCTTCAGGATCATTTGGTTCATAATGATCTTCCACTTTAATAATCTGACCATTATTGTTTATTTCTCTGTAAATAACTTTACCATTATCTAATGCATAGTTTCTAACCAACTTGTAAATACCATATGGATTCCTGATATCATCAATAAACTCGACAACTTCTTCAATCTTTTTAAAATAAGGCTCATATTTCTTAATTATCTCCAATATTTCTTCAGATAATATTCTATCTGCTTTAGTGGATCTCAAATCCTTAGGAGCAATTCTGATACCTTCTCTAACATATAATATATTTGAAAATGCTGATAACATTTTTTGTTCAGCTGTCATTTCAAGAGTAAAATAAAATATTTTTAGTCTTACATCTAAACCGTTGTCTACAACTTGTTGAATAGTGTTATACAAAAATAACCAATCCGCTATCTGTGATTTCCCAACTTTTGAATTAGCAGTTATCAAAAATGATTTACCTTGTTCTATACCTGCCAATTCATTCTCAAATCTTGGCAAGCCAAGTGGTATACAATTTATTTTACCACTCAGTAATCTCTCACGTTTGCTTTCTATAATGCTTAATGTTCTGGAAAATAAGCTATTTTCACTCATATATTATATTATTTTAAAGTTGTTGTCCAATCATCTTCTTGTACTGCACCTATCTCATCAATAAATGCTGATAATCTGGAACTTTCGCCATGGGCATCTTTTTTATATATAAAATAATCTGCCTGTTGTATAAATTTCAAATCATTTAGTGATTTAATATACAACTTAGCAGCCTTTAATATATCTTCCTTTGTATATGATGGATTTAATTGCATCCACTTATACATCTTATCTCTACAGCTAATCTCGGAGCCCATACTTCCTGGTTTTAAACCTCTCCATAAAGCCCTGAATTCCTGTATAAAATCATTGATTTCACTATTAATTACTCTCGCTGATTTCTTTACCAACTTTTTATCTTTTACAGAATTTACACTTTCTATTTCTAAAAATTCTATTAAAAGTTTACCTTTTTCCCTTATTGTGATGTCTTCATTGTCGTTTATGTTTAGTTTTATAAATTGTTTATCTTGTAAACTATTCAAATGATTAATTGATGTTTTTCTTAATGAATTTTCATACAAATATAATAATGTAATAAATTCATCAACTGAAAGATCCTGCTCTGATAGTAAATTAAAATCTAATATAAAAGCTTTGTTCTTCATTAATTATAACATTTCATCAATAATTACATCTTCATTCAAAGATAACACATAATCTTCTGCAACTTCTGATGAAACTACACCTGTTGCATTACATAACGGACAATCCACATACTGGAATCCTTTTGTTTCTTTAGCCTTCATAAACTGCTTGGCTCCTAAACAATTCGGACATTCTTCTTGATTCATACTCATAATCTTCTAATCTATTAATATCTAAATAATCTGAAATTTGATGGATTGTATAATTCATACCCAAATCTTCTTGAAGCTTTTCAGCAATAATAATAGGGTTGCTTGTTTTGTATTCATAAGATACTAAATCAATACCAACGGCTATTTCTCTGTATAATTTTTTAGACATATTGTTAATTTAAAGCGTTAATAATTTTATTACATTCGTTAATATAATAATCATAATTTAAATCATATGGACCTTCATTATACTTATTAAATGTTGTGCACTTATACCCAGCTTCGAGGTTCTCTTCTCTATCATTTGGGTTTACTTTAACATCATCTATAACATCAAATATATTTAGTTGGTTTGCATCAACTTTTGATTTATATTTGTCAGTTTCTGTTAGAAAGTTCTTTTCCAATGGGTCTAGCTTCTTAACTAAATCTATACCATTGTTTGAAACATAATAGCGAGTCATTTTAGACATCTCTTTTACAACAAGAGTATTATCTATCCACTCCTTACTAATAAGTTCGTTAGAACCTTTCATTTTAGCTCCTAAACAAAAATCATATATATCTTGATTATTATAATAAATTGGTTTATTAGTATTATAATCCCATTCTTTAATAATAGCTGTAGACAATTCACCATTAACAATATGATTGTTAATAGTATCATTGATATCAATATTATTAATAAAATAATTTGCTAATGCTATTGGTACAATTCTTTTGCTATGATTTTTATGATAATCTCTATCAATTTCAAATGCACCTTTAAATTTAATTACTTTATCGTCAATAATATTAATATAATTATTTACATCTCTAATAATGATTTTACTACAAATTTGTGTTTCTAATGGTATATTAACTATCTGCTCTACTTCCTTGCACGCAGTAATAATATTGTCAACTTTATTCCGTGGTATCTTGTACATAGCACCGTCTGTGTTTTCAAATATTATTTCCGCATCTGGTATAACATCAAATACTTTTTCTGTTAATAGGGTGAGAATTAATTGACCATTAATACAAATTGCTAGCTGCCACTTAGGGTCATATAAATAAGCATACTTGTCTTTACTTAAACCATAACTACCATTTAAGATAATTTTTAACACATAATTACGAGGGTCTTTTTTATCATACAGTTTCCTGTCTTTATAAAAACCTTCATAGATACTGTTAAATATTGGCTCAGGAATATGTTTAGGATGCAACTTGTTCCTAAATGATATATGTGGATAAAATGATGCATAATCTACATCTATTAACACATAATCATCATCTGTTTCATATATACCTGCTTTACCAAAAGAATGTAACCCACCTTCTGCATACTCTCGTACAACATTTTTGTAAGGTGTAGAGAATTTAATTTTACTCAATGCTTTCTCTGAATCAATATCATACTCCCACATAGATTTGTTAAACCTATCTAATGTTTCTTTATTAATATCATCATTAAACTTCAAATAATCAAATATAATATCTTTTATAAATATTTTACTTCTATATGTGCGTAACTGTGTTAATTCTTTAACACTGATACCCATCTCTTTAGATAAATATTTACCAAATATATCTTTTGACATTTTAATCTCTGAAGCATTCATCAAATTTAACTCTTCGTGATTACTATAGAATTGTCTAATCTCTATATGCTTGAGAGATTTGTTATAAAACTGCTCTGTTGCATTAATATCATTTTGACAATAACTAATAATATTATCCATTTGCTCCGATGTTAAGATTGTACCTGGTTTATAAGGTAAATCTTCAACATTTTCCAATCTCATTGCGAACTCTAACCATTTAAGAGAAGTTGATTTGTTTTTGTTATCATAATGCCATATCTTGTATAAATCTAACTGTGGGATGATAATTTGATTATCCCATATGCTACTATACTTGGTGGCAATTACGCGTTTAACTTCTTCATAAATTTTGTAAGAATTCCAATCTTTATTATCTTTCAATATTGTGTTGTGTAAAATAGGATAATCAAAATTTAGATTATTAAATCCTATACCACCTTTTACATTGTTGTAAAGAAACTTTCTTAACTCTGCAGTTTGGTTTACTCTATCACTTATTTCAAAATAATAAAACGTGCCTGTTTTAATTGATTTAAACATGGCTAGAAACATATTAGGATACGTTTCTAAATCGTAAATAAATAATTCTTTTTCTACTTCATACTCTGTCATTTAGATTCCTATTTAAAATATATATCTTATTGTATTCCAAGGTATTACTTGTTTATGTAATGTTTTGAAATCATTTATCTTTTAAATTAATATAATTTATTATATTAAAAACAGCTAATGAAAACCAAATGATTGCTGAAATATCACGTTCTAATAAATTTTGTATAAAAAAACATAAACATATCATATATAATATAAAATGTACTGCTCTAAAGAAATCTCTCATGTTATCTGTTTTTAAATTTTTCAATAATAAATCCTATAAAGAATCCTATAACTGTACCTAATGTACCAATTATAATAAATTTAATAATTTCATTCATTTTAAAAATATTTTAAGTGTTTTACCATCATCTTGAAATTGTATTTCAACATCTTTAGCATTACAGTTTGTGTATGCTCTACCATTATATAGCGGCGAATGTTGTATAACTTCTACTTTTGTTACTTTTGATGTATCATTTTGTTCTTGTTGCCATTTAGCACCTTGCTTAAATGCGTGTCTTAGAAATTCTCCATCAAGTTTCTTTAATGGATTATGTTTCCAAGATGCCTCTTCAAGTGTTTCTTGTTTCATAATATCATTGTTATTTTAATTACTGGACAACTTAGCTTGTGGTTATCATTTTGCAAACCACAATATTTACAAATATTATTATCCCAAAACATATCACAATTATCAGCATCAGATTCTCTATTGAAAGAACCATATGACTGTCGTAATTCATTTGTTGGTGCAGTATATCTGTAACACTTTTCTTTTGATGGACAATGTATATCCCTACATTTTGCTATATCACTCATAATTTCTTAATTTCGTTTTTAACTTCTTCCCAAAATGGTTTCATCACTTCATAACAGTGTTGTAATAGTTCATTACAAACATATATAGCTATGTCCTTAGCTGTTAAATGATTCTTATCATGAGATAATTCATAACACCATCTCATATATGCATCATTATATAACTCTTTTGCTTTATCTTTTGAATTCATATTTTAATTATTTATTATTTAATCTAACAAAAAAAATGTGAGCTACTAATATAATATTATATTTTCACTCACATTTCAAACTAACTAACTATTAAACAAACATTATGAAGTTCATTTGGCATAAGTATGAGATTCGAACTCATTTAAGATGTTTTACCTTATAAACTAACTTATGCTTTTAAATATCCTGTAACGAAGAC